ATTAGTTTGAATATTTATTTTTTCTATAATCATTAACACATTAGAGTCTTTTATCCCTACATAATTATCTTGTTTTATATATTCTAATAAATGTAAATCCATACTTGTAAATAGTTCAAAATCTCCATTTTCTGAAAATCTTTCAGCCCATATGAATGACTCAAAAGTGTCTATAATAGTTAATAACCTAAAGTTTTTGTCGTATACAAAAATATCCATATTAAATACCCGCATATCTCTTTCTATTAGTTATAGTAAATAAAGCATTACTACCGGTTATTGATGAAGTTAGAATAGTAGTATAACCAAATATATTATCTCCTTTAGTCAAATAAAACCAATCTGATTTTTTATCTATGGCATTTAATATATTATATTCTATTCCTCCTCGTATAAGCCTTGCCGATTTATGCCCCTTCACAGTTGTTATAATTATTTCGTCTTTATCTATAAAATAACGTTCTCTATCTGCTATTATACCTGTTCCTTGATTAGCTATATATGGATATATTTTGAATTGTTCTCTAGTATTAACATTAACTATTGTTATATCTCCAACTATACCTGATATGTTTATAGACATAGTAAAACCAACATCATAATCTCCCTCGTATGTTATAATCTCTCTTTCATTATTCACCAACTCACTCATCACTAATAGATTTTCTATAGTGCTTTCATTGCTAAAAGGAAATTCAAACATAGCTCTTATTCCTGAAAATATTGTAGTTTGAACACCATTTAGACCGGCTGAATAAAAGAAAGGGTCTGGACATAATATAGATATGGTGGAACCTTCTTTTTTACTGAATATATTAGGTTCGTTAGATTCCACATAACCTTCTATTTCCACATCCATATTATCTGTTATTATCTCTAGTTTTATTTGCTTATTTACCGGAAAATATCTATATGATTTTAATCTAATATCTTCTATGCTGGTATCAGACATAAATAAAGTATTTATTACTATATTCCTTGATGGTATTCTTGAAGAATTATACAAAGAACCGTTATCTGAAACTATCTCTGTAGTATTTATATCTGCTTTAACTGGTCCAAGACCAGATATAGAAGATATCACAAATCCACTTAAGGCAGGTTTTGATAATTCTATATCTAGACTATCTCCAGTATCATTAGTTACTCTTAGCATTTTTATCATACTTGTGCCATCCTTTCAAAGCTTGAGAATTGATTTTTAGTTTGTCTGTATATATCCATTCTCGATAAAGCCTTAGGAGAATAGTTATTTTGAGTAAATTGATAAACGTTATTGGAAGCTGGTGTTTGAATTCCAATATCCTGCATTCTTGCATACCTATCATTATTTATAGCGTTACCTAAATTTATAGCTCTTTCGTATCCAAGAATACCGCTTATCTTTCTTGCACCTTTTGAAATATTAGATAAATCTAATATAGGAGTTATTGTAGGGTTGAAGTCAAGGTCACTACCTAATATTTCAGGTATTTTTGATATAGCATCTGACATAGCCTTTATAGTACCTTTAGCCATATTCTTAGCTGATTTTTCTGCTTCTAAACTACTTTCGTCTATACCTATAGCATAACCCTCACTAAACCAAGCACCTCTCTTAATCATCTCCTTTGATGGAGAATGAGAATCTTGAGCTTCTTCGGCTGCTTTTATAGCTTCTTTTACAACATCTGCCGCGGCTTTCGCAATCTCTTGTATTTTGGATCTAATACCTTCAGCAATACCTGTAGCAAAGTTCTCTCCTGCTGTTATAAACTTTTGTTTATTTTCTGCAGTATCTAAGTTCGTAGCTACATTTTGAATTGTAGTAGACATAGTAGTTTTAATATCTTGTTCCTTATTTTTTATACCTGTTTCTATATCACTTACGTTCTTTTTACCAACTTCTTCATAAGCTGTAGTTTGTTTAACTGACTTTAATTCGGTTACGACTGCGTTACTAAGATTTCCAGCCTCAGTTTTAAGAGTTTCTGTATTATTTTTAAGGCCACTAGCAACACCATTTACCATAGGTTTACCAACTTGAGTTTCGAACACTGATGATTTATTTTCTGAAATACCAGCTTTAGAAATAACTGCTGTTTTGATATTGTCTACTGTCTTAGAGGCAGCCGCTTTTACTGACTGAGAATTACTAGCTGTTTCGAGACCTGTTGCTATACTTGTTCCTAGATTTTCTCCTACATTGGCTAGTTTGTTTTTTACATAGCTGTCTAAACTATCCCACTTACCATTCCAAATCTTTTTAAGTTCTTCTAACTTTACTCCTGTTACACCAAGAAGTTCTCCAAGTTTAGCTTCAGTAGTAGCTTTAGTTTCAGACATTTTGATGTCAGCAATAGCTCTAGCAGACTCGTAATTTTGCTGATAATAACCATACATTCTTAGAAGTTCGGTTTGACTTGCACCTGCTAAGGCTTCTAGCCTGTCTATATCTTTCTTACCATATTCATCTATCATTGCTAAGAAACTATTATCATCTAAGTCTAAGCCATTAACTTTTTCGTGTATGCTAGTTACATAACTTAGCATTTCTTTAGTTCTATCAGCTTGGTCTCTAGCATTTTCAATCATTTCACCACGAAGCTGATTACCATTTTTAGAATTTCTCTCTGATACTGCATCGAAGAATTCACTAGTACTAGCTATTTTTTCAACCATAGCGTCATAGTCTTTCAAATAGTCATCTAGTAGATTCTTAGTTTCGTCAAATATTTGCTTCTTGAAGTCTTTTAGCTTCATATGCTCGTATTTTTCAGCGTCTGCACCATTTTTAACTTTTTCTAGGAGGTCTTTCCAGTATTTGTCCTCGGCTTTGATTTCTTCTTCTTGGTCTTTTTGCTTCGAAGCCCTACCTTTTTTACTTTCTCCTGCACTCTTTTCATTTGCTTGTTTAGTATTGTTCAAGCCTTCTTCTTGAAGTGCAGACATATCTGTATTAAAGTTTGCTTGTTCATCAAGCCCACCTTGATTAACCCTAGACATCTCGTCATAGTAGTTTGTCTTTTCCCCTAGCATACTGCTATCGTGAGCTTTTGTATTATTGAACATGTCAAAATTAGCATCTGTAAGCCCACGTTTAAGAGCATCTAGTAAATTTTCATTTTCTTTTTCAGCTTTTGGAGTAGACTCTTTTATTCCATCTGCTATTCCATCTCCATATTTTTTACTTGTTTTTTTAGCCTCTTTTTCATCTAGAACTTTAGCTTCTTTTTTATTAGTCTTTCTGAAACTATTTTTACTATAATCCCTTCTATCTTCTCTACTAATAACATATTCATTGGCTTTTTTTTGTTTTTTGTTATCTTTATTTTTCTCTTTCGTATCTTTTTTATAAGAACTAGCACCTTTATTATTCTCTGGTAATATACTAGTTACAGTATCTTTTGCTTTTCCTAAAAAGCCAGATATTCCGTCTATTAATCCTTGTATAAGATTCTTGCCCGCATCAAAAAATGATTGTCCAAAGCTTGCTATTTTATCTAGAATAGAGGTTAAAACATTTCCTATGTTTCTAACAGCATCCTCTAGGAAATCGCCACCTATAAAATTTACTATGGCTAAAAATAATTTCTTAAAAGCTTCTTTAAGTCTTGGTCCTTCTGTTCTTATCGTATCAGCTACACTATTAACAAATTTGATTATACACTCAAAGCCAACCTTAACTAACTTGGATATGCCACTAAGTATGCCCTCAATAAATTTGGCTATTAGATAAACACCTGCATTAACTATTTTACCTATATTGTCTGCTATACCTCTTAAAAGTGCAGCTATTAAATCGACCACTGCATCTACTATAGGTTTTACATATTCTCCTATTTTTCTAAGTATGGTAATTAATAATTGCAATACTATTTCTATTATTTTAGGTAATATATCCTTAACTACAGACAATATGGCTTCTAGTACAACTTTTACCGCTTCGATTATTAATGGAACATTATCTATAATTATTTGTAGTATTCCTTTAAATAAATCGTTGATAGTCTGCAATATAGTTGGTACTGCAATAGCAATTCCTTGAAGTGTAGCAGTTACCATTTCTATTATAGTTTCGTGTACTATTCCGCCTAATGCTGCTATACTTGCTAAACCTGCTGCAAAAGCTGCTATTCCTACTCCTACGGCGAATATAGCAACTCCAAAAGTCGCTATAGCGAGACCTAACAAAGTTAATGCACCTGCGAGACCTAGCATTGCTGGTATTAGAGGTGCTAACACAGCAGCCGCTACACCGAATATAGCAAATACCCCTGCTAATGTTAATAGAGCTTTTCCAATATTTCCTATTGGTATCAAACTTAAAGCAACTATACTTGGAACCAATAAAGCTATAGCTATAGACATAACAGTTAAGGCTGCCGCACCTGCTAAAGCTCCATTTGCTAAATTTACTGCAAGGACTACTTCAGCCAATGCTACTCCTAATCCAATCAGACCTTTTGATAAATCTTCTATAGATAAAGACCCAAGACTCATTAATGAACTAGAAAGTATTTTGATTGCTAAGCTAACAGCTACTAAACCTACACCTATTCCTAGTATATTTTTAGGCATAGTATTAACAGTCATCGTTACCATAGCAAGTACACTTCCTAAAGTTATTAAACCGTCTCTTATATTTTCTAAAGGTAATGCACCTAACATACCCACTGCACTTGCAAATGACTTGATAGCGGTTCCCATTAATACCAAACCAACTCCTATCATAAGCATGCCTTTTGTACCAGATATTACTTTTGAAAATATGGCTAATTCAGTAAGTATTAAGCCCATACCAACTAGACCTTGTTTCATGGATTCTACGTCCATATTACCAAATGTCTCTACGCTCTTAGTTAGTTGCTTTATAGCTACTGCTAATAATATTAAGCCTGCACTACTTTTTAGACCTACGCCATTAGCCTTATTTAGTCTTGAAAATATACTTATTTCCAGTAACAATGCTCCTACACCTAATAGACCTTTCGTTAGTGCATTAAAGTCTAGTTCTCCTAATATAACTACTGCTTTACTTAGTGATTTAATAGCTATAGCTAGTAATATCATACTTCCAGCACCTTTTATTATAGTCTTATTTTGACTAGATAAGGTTTTCATAGCTACTACTACAATAGCCATTAGACCGGCTACACCTAATAAGCCTTTTCCTACTTCAGATAATTCTAAACTTGCTAAACTTTTTAAAGCGCCAGATAATATAAGTATAGAAATAGAAACAAGAACCATATTTCTAGATACACTACCTAGTTTTTTTAAGTTTTTATCCATTTTAGAAATTATACTTAAAAATCCAGCAAGTTCTCCAAATACTACGCTTATTCCAACTATGCCATTAGTCATGCCCTTAGAATCTATAGTAGATAATACGGATAATGCTCCCACAAGTATCGCTATAGATATTGCTATATTTATTAGTGCCTTAGAATTTAATTCATTTTGATAAGCTTTTAATGTTTCTTTAAGTTGTCCAAATATTCCTTTTAAACCTTCAAATGTACCACTAGCACTTTTAAAAGTATCTAAAAATCCTTGAAACGTATTCTTGATAGTTTCTATGACCCCTTTAAAACTATCTCCTTGTTTCTTAAATTTACTTAGAAAAGCAATAAATATTGCTAGACCACTAGTTTTTAGAATATCTTTAAATGTTATTTTACTTAAAACTTCTCTTATATTATTGATTATAGGTAATACTATAGGGCTTAATTTTTCTTTCAAAGTATTAAATATTTTTAGGACTGTATTTTTAAATCCGTTAAATACTTGTATTATTCCTTCTAGTTTTGGAATTTTTATATCTATTTTGAAGTCTTGGAACTTAGAATTTACCCAAGAAGTAATAGAATTTATAACGCCTTTAAATCTCTCTCCAAAATTAGCTATCGTATCGGTTATACTAGTAAATATAATCTCGAATAGTTTGGATTGCTTTATAAGCAAATATACTTTAGTTATAAAATCTCCTACTTTTGCTAAAAAATCAAATATTTTACTTACTAATCCGCCAACTACGGGGGATAGAGGTTCCATAGCAGATATCAAGCCTAGAAATGCTTCTTTAATTATTCCTAGTATGCTAAACATACCTCTAAATATACTTCTTAATTTAGACATCTGTTCTTCACTAAGTTGTAGCTTATATATAAAATCCCTTATTTTTTCTGTTATACTGAGTAATTGTTTGGCAGTAGTTTTAGGAAATATATCTCTAAACGCTTGCTTTATAGGTATAAGAACACTTGCTAATACATTGAAAGAATTTTTGAGTGCATCAACCAAAGCTTTTCTACCACCTAAATCTTTCCACTCTTTTAACATTTGATTTCTAGAATCTGATGACTTATTTATAAGACCTGATAATACATTTGATATGCCTGTAAATAATTCCTTAGCTTCCTCAAAGTCGCCTATTATAGTTCTAAAAGTAGTAGCCCAACCTGTACCCAATGCTTCTTTTAAGGTGTCTATTAATTGAGAAAATGTTTTAACTTTTGTAGCTGCATCTGTCATTGATTGGTCAGCAGCAAATTTCTTCATAGTATTTAGGAATACATCTGTAGTTAGCCAACCATCTCTAAGAGAGTCTCTAAATCCGCCGTACTTCTTCATAGCAGCATCTACGCCTGTACCCATTTCTCTAGCTGTTTCTATGAAAGCTTTTTTATATTTTTCACCAGCCATACCTGCAGATTTTTCTATAGACATCCAGTCTTGAAGTCTAATAGAGCCTGCCCCCAAAGCTTGACCTAATTGATACGTAGCATTGGTCATCTGTTGTGTATTCGCACCTGCAAATGCTGCCCAGTTGCCGACTCCTTTTATGGCAGTCATGGTATCTTCTAATCCTAACCCTGCCGCCGTAAACATACCGGCATTTTGCGTCATTTCAGCAAAATTATATATAGTCAAATCAGCATACTCATTTAGTTTGTCTAGAGCCGCATTTACATCTCCAACTGAACGTCCGGTGTTACCCATTATAGTTTGTACAGAGTTTATCTGAAGTTCATATTCTCTAAGACCGTCCTTAGGAGGTGCTAATATTAAAGCATTAGCTATACTTCTACCAGCATTTATTGCACTATTGGTTAAATTAGCTAAGGCAGTCATACCCATAACTTGCATAGCTGAAAATTTCAATTTTACATTTTCTAGAGCATTACTCATCACAGACATATCTACTTTATTTGCACTTTTATTCAAGTTTTCTAAACTAGAGCTTGTCTTATCGAAGTTTAAGCTAGATTTTAGCTTTTCGATAGTACTCATAGTAGTTTTGGTGTTTTTCTCAAAGTCAGAGTTGTCAAAACTCATCTGTACCACTTTTTGGTCTATTATTGTACTCATTTATTTACCTCCTCTCTAAGTCTTTCTAAAATCTTATCAAAAATAGGGCGTAATGTAGGATTAATATAATCTCTTCCTTGCACGTAACCGCCATTTTTTGTCCCGTGTCCATACTGCAAAAGTATTGCGATATTAGCTCCATTTTGAATGTTTGAGTTATTAAATTTTATTAAAAGCCCATTCTTAGTTCTCTCTTTTGTAACAAACCAAGAATTAGCAGTCTTTCCGGTATCTACTGGAGTAGCATTAGAAAGAGCCAGCACTCCCTCGTTTAATATACTGTCCACATCTAATCTATCTAGTACTTTATTTTTGTCTTCTATAAATTTAGTAAGATTAGAAAAATCATTATTACTATGTATATTAATCATCGCTACCCCCTTGTATTAAATTTGTTTCTCCTAGCTTCGTTTAATTGTCTATTTCTACTTAAAATATCGTTTTTACCCATTTTCTTAGGTGGCTTATTCTTTACACTAAATACCCTAATAAGAGTCAATAGTCTGTTTAGATGCCACTTCTCACACTCTAAAGGTATCCCACTAGAAAACATCCAATAATATATAAGTTCCGATGTTATTTGTTCACTACTACTAGTTTTTTCGTTATCTTCGCTAAACCATGTAGCAGTCATAGAATCTGAAATATAATCGTTTATCTCAGACATGTTATCGGAGCTTAAAGCCCCTATCAATTCACTAATATCTCCTTTTAAAGACATGCAACTTATGTAGTCTACTATCTCATCAGGTGTCTTATTGTTATTAGAAAGAAAGGGTTTTTTCCACTTTGCTTCCCATTTTGAAATAGACACTAAGGAGTGTTCTAAATAAATAGTACCACCCCTTGTGTATACAAATTCTTCATTTTCATTATTCCAGTTTTCACTTTCTGGAATCACCAACCTTAGCATATTTATGCGAGAAGCTTAGCATCTGATTTTTTAGCTGCTTCTGTTATGTCTTTTGGTATAATTCCATTAATAAACTCAGCAGCCTTATTGGCGTCAGTTGCAAGTTCCATATAAAGATTTACATATGCCTCCGTTTCTGAGAACTCTTTTGATAGAGCTTCTGACTTGATAAATCTTTTGCCGTCCGGACTCTTTTCTCCATACGATTTTAAGATAAGGTCTTGAAAGATTTTAGATATCGCAGGCACATCTTGCGTAGCCACTATTCTAGTAAGCATTTCTGCCATACCACCTTTTTCACCAAGCTCCATATTCATAAGTTCTGCCTTATTTAAGTTGAAATAAAACACCTCTGCTCTCTCATTTCCATCATAATCCATATATTTGATTTCTTTCTTTAACATATTAATTCTCCTTAATTTAATAAAAATAAAAGAGGGAGATTATATTGCTCCCTCTACTGCTGTGTATAATGTTTTTAGCCTAATGAATTACCAACTAAAGTAATTATCTCATCTGGTAATGGTAATCTTGGTTCTACACTATCTTTTCCATATAAAATATCTTCTAATTGCTTTAATTTATCCGCAGGTATCTTTGTACTGTCGATTGTAACTAAAGCTGTTGGTTTATGTCCTTGTACATTAACAGGAGTTGTTGTAACTTCCCAAGAGAATGTTATTGCTTCCGGACTATCATTTACAGAAGCATAACCTTTCTCCGAAGGAGAAGCCATAGCTCCATATAGTAAATGAATCTTATAACCATGATTATTTTTATTAATATCATTTCCTAGTAATGTTCTATAAGCTAAACCGAATGAACATCTATCTTGTTGGCCTATATTTACACCATTTGCTATGGTAGCTGAACCATCGCACTTTTCAAACTCTACAGGATAGGTATAAGCTTCTATAGTTGCTCCTAATTCTTCTGCAGACATAAGTGATAAATATTTAATATTGTCTGCATAAATAGGATTTGCTTCTGCTCCTGAAGGACTTTCAGTTATAGTTGTAAGACCATTCCAAGCTACTCCTTTTTCATATGTTCCATTCGTTGCTTGTGTATAGAGTACGCCTCTATCTACACCAGTTTCATAAAATTTCTTTCCTGCTTCATCCCAAGCTAATCTTGCCATTTTTAGTTCCTTTCTTAGTAAAATATTGTAAAAATATCGTGATTGAGACTATCACTAACATAATGTCTATCAAATCTACACCTTGGTAGTTTAGATACTTTATCGACTACTATGCTATCTGGGTTTTTGTCAATCACAATTATGTTGTAACTATGCTCTTGCATATATGATAAATTATCAGCAGATCTATTATCTATATCTTGCCTCGAATAAATAATCGCAGGATACTTCATTTTGATATTTTCCGGTGGCTGATAATATACTTCATTACTAGCCAAAATATTCTCAAGAAGTTCCTGCAATTCATATCTTCTATTCATTGTATTTTTCTCCTATCTCTATAATAAGCCTAGGGTATTGTATCTCAATATTCGTGACCGTCCACTTCATGCCAAGCATAGTTATATATCTCATAGAAGTAAAATTTTCATAGGCAAATGGGTCAGCTACAATACTTATACTGGACATCACGCTTATATCGGAATTCATCTTATCACTTGAACCTATTTTATTCCTATCTCGCAAAACATCTCCAAAATAGTCTCTTTCTACGATTTCTTCGCTATATACACCCGGCGCCGTTTTCACAGTAGTCCTAAACCCTATTTGCCCATAAAATCTATTCATTTTGATTCTCTCCCAAACTATCCTAAATGACCTGTTGTATCTGCCACTTCTTCTATGACTATAGCTGACATTGGTACTACTAAAGCACCGGAACATCTAGTTTCTATTAGATATTTTTGAGCATTGTAATCAATGTCGAAGTCATCAAACATATTAACTTCTCCACCTTTATCAGCACCCATTCTGTAGTCTGCTAAATTAACTATAATTCCCATGAGTTTATGTTCTTTTGACCCTACTGTTCTCTTTTGGTTTTCCATAACGGGAACTGTAACTATGTCTTTAACTCTAAGAACAGTTTTTAGTCTATCCACGCTTTCATATAAAGGTCTACCCATTTTATCCTCTAGAAGCAGACACTCTGTAAGCATATCTTCTGAAGTATATAGGCTTGGTAAACCAGAACCTTTATAGTCTTTTCTAGCTTTAATACAGCCAGTTATAAATGCTTTTGCTCGTGGCGTATTAGCATCTGAGCTTACAGTCTCTTTTAGAGTATAAGTATCGTCATCAGTCCATATAGGTCTAATGCAATCCTCTTTAATTTTATCATCCGAAGAAGCAAGTCTACCATCTCCAATTAGTACTGCTCTTGCTATTTCTTCGTCTAGCATAATTCTCATCTCAGACTTAATCCAAGCAACCACGTCAAAATCAGTTATATCAATAACATCGTCTCTATCAATTTTTTGTTTCTTATAGATAGTTGTAGGTGTCGTGCTTCTCTTTAATAATGTTATAACCTCTTCAACTTTCTTCTTACCTTTGATATAACCTTTTGCTCTTGCTTCATCGGCTGTAATATTAGCTAAGGTGGACTTTATTCTAGAGAATGGACTTCTGCCCACACCATTCATTACAAAATCCACCCAAGTAGTATCTCTCTTAATAAACAATGGACTATCTGTTACAGCTTGTGCTTCTGGAAATAAATAATCTATATGTTCAATACCATGTGCTAAGGCACTTTCTTTAAGACTGCCATATCTCTTACCATCACTAATTACAGCCATTAAATCTTCTGAGTGTTTTAGTTCGTCTCCTCTTTTTCTATTCTCAAATACATTATGTTTCATTCCTTCATCTTCCTCCTCTTCATCTTCATCTTCCTCATCGCCGTTATCTAGATTAGCCTCTTCTAAAGCAGCACCTATCATCGCATATACGGCATCTTTTTGCTCGTCATTAAGTGTGTTAAATACGTCTTTTATAGTTTTTTCTTTATCTCCCACTTCTTCTTTCTCCTTTTTTTCTTTATCGGCCACTTCTTTTTTCTCCTTTTTTTCTTCATTTTGATTTTCTTGTGAATGTTCCAAGTATATGTCATCTCCAGTATATATGATTGCTTCGTCCATACTAGGAGCTTCATCCGCACTATGTCTTATGTTATCTATATATGCTTCTGGATTAGCTCCTGCTAGAACTAAGCTAACTTCTCTTATAACACCATGAGAAACATTTCCTCCACTTAAATATTTCAAGTCATTAGCGTATATAGAAAGAGCTTGTATATCCCCATGCTTAACTAATTCTTTAGCGCTAATACCTGCTTCTGTATTGTTAAAAGTACAATAAGCATATACTCCTTCTTTTCTATTCTCTAATTTTGCATGACCTAATACATTTAGTGGGTCGTTATGTTGGTGATTCCAGACTAAAGGTACATTCTTTCCGTTATCAGCTTCAAAAGCATCTTCTAGTATGGTTCTTCCATCTGAACATCTAATATTATTTCTAGTAGCCCAGCCACTAAAATCATACATTTTACTCATTTTGATTTTTATCCTCCTTTACTCATCTTCATAATATTCTTTATCTTCATAGTGGTCACTATCCGCTTCTATGTCTGCGTTCGATTTGCTAAGATTCTTATTTCTAAGTTCATCAGCCGTAGGGTCACTAGAAGGTTTCATACCCATAAGTTGTCTAACCTCGTTAGATGTCATTATTTCATTTCTAGTATACGAATCAGCCATGGTTGCAAGTTCTGACATAGGCACAAGGCTAAAAGCATTCTTAAAGAACGATATAGATTGTCCTTGTGTTCTAGCAGTCTTTGTTAAAAACTTACGTTTCATCTCGTCTACTATAGCTGATATGATAGGTTCTATAGTTCTATTGTAATAATTAAGCATGGTCTTCTCATCTGCTGTTCCGTCAAGTATTGCTTGAGTTATACCCAGTTGGCTATAGAGCATATTCGTTAGATACTCAACTTGCTTCATAAGATTATTATCTATAGGCCTATTAAGCTGTACTATCTTTTCTGTAGAGTCTATATAAGCTATACCATACTTCGTGTTATACAGTTGTTCTTCTACATCAGCTCTTCTCTTATCTGCCTGTGCTTGTCTTAACTCGTTTTTGATTGTATATGGTAATTGAATAATTAAATCCAGCTTTCCGGAGCCACTTTGTTCATCCACATAATCTAGTAGATTTAGTTTTCTAATGAGTCGTTGCAAGGTAGAGTTTGGCTCGTTTAAAATAGCAAAAAGAGGATTTTCTATAATAGCTACCATTTTTTTAGGTAGTATTATGTCCTCCCTCTTTCCTTGTTTTTCGTTATAAATATTTATTTTTACGTCATTTGGATACCAGTCTATAATCTTACCAGTCCTAAGTGAGTTTATATCGTATGAATTTACTAGTCTAGGATTTGTAGTCGTATCAATAGGAACTACAGCTACACAACCTTCATCGAGCATGGACATTACTATATCTTGAACTAATGCCCTTCCGGTTTGGTCAACATTTGCTTCTATGGTAAGACATTCGTTAAAACCTGATAAAATATCTTCTACATACCTACCATTATCATCAAGTCTAATATGTTTTATATTTATAGCTGCAGTGTCCATAGCTATACGATTATATAAACTAGTTACTATAGAACGTTCGTTACCTCTGCTAAGTCTTACTCTGTCAGGCCTTATGCTAGAACCTACTCCCAAGTTTGAATATATGTTTGTAGGGTCTCTATTTAAAAAAGCGTTCCAAGCGTGTTTAAGCCGGGAACCAAAAGTTATTTTTTCCATTTTGATTTTCTCCTGATTTTAACCTGAATCTATTGTATGTTCTTAAATTATACTGTTCCTAAATTTATTTTACCTTTCTTTAAATCATCATCTCGCTTTTTATTAAATTTAACCGCATCATTCCACTTATTCATTTCGTATTTCTCAATAAGTTTTTTAGCTTTCTTTAAATATTTATCATTATTTTTATATTCTATGATTGATTCTCCTAATATTTTATCAAGACGTTTTTGAAATAAATTAGAATACGCTTCTTCATATCCATCTCTATCATAATATTTCTTTCCATACTTCTTTTCTTGTTGCTTATTAAATCTATCTATTCCGCCATTATTCATATGATCTGCAGCTTTATTGTAAGATTTAATATATATATCATTATATTTTTTACTAAACTCTCTATTTGATTTTTCCACTAATTTATCATATTTTTTAGTTAATCTTTTCTTCTTAAATTTACTAAATTCTTCGTGATGTTGTGATTTCCTATGACCCCACTTCATCCCCATTATTCCATAATGGTATAATTCTTCTCTATTCATATTTCGCCTTTCTATTTATATTATATACTTTATTTTTATTTAGAAATATGCTACAATTTTACAAGCTTACAATTATTTTTTATTTTAGAGGGTTGCCTATGAAAAACAATATTAATAACAATTATAATGACAAACTTGCCATTATAAAGAGTGGTTTGAATATAGTCAAAGATACTTTAAAAAAACCGGCTTATTCAAGTTTCAAGTGCATGATTTTACTATAAAATTTGAAATCAACCTAAAGAAGCTAAAGAAAAATCATTAGCCAATACTATATCTTTTTAAAAAGTGTATTTTTATTCGTAAAATAACTCTCTTTCTTAAAAATATTTAGTCATCTATGTATATATTAAAGTTAGTGGTAATAATGTATGAAAACAGTAATATTTATTTTTTAGGTTTAGGAGCTATATAATTTGCTGCTTCTTTCCAATCCATCTTCCCACTTAAGGCAGCTTTTATTCCATAAAGCCCAGCGCCAGTTAATACTGCCCCTGCTATTTTTCCGCCGCTACTTAAAAGTAGTCTTTTTACTTCTGTTTTACCCGGTGCTAAATCTTCTTCAGTAAGATTTTTAAATTCTTTTTCCATCTTGAGTCTTTTTATCTTCTGTTCAAGTTGTTTAGCTGTAAGGGTTCGTCTATTCTTATAGTCTTTACTTCTAGATTTTCGTACTTCTTTATCTTTTTGCTTTATAACTTTTCTTTTTTGTGTTTCAGGTACTGTTACACCAGCTCGCCTATGCCCCCAACGCATACCTAAAATACCATAATGATAAAGTGCATTCCTTTTATACATAGTCCTCCTTTCATAAAAGTGCAAAAATAAAGAGACTATGTTTATAGTCCCTTTTATGATTATTTCAATAATCTCATCGAGTTTAAAATATCTCCTTTATTCTCTCCATTTCGATATCTAGCTTCTAGTTCCAAAGCTTCCTTAACTTTTAAAGGTCTTTTTATAGCCCAATAATGACCAGTCTTTGGATCCCACTCATTACATTGCTTCATAGCATTTTCCATATTAATCCTATGTGTTTGAAATAAGTTATTCGCTACACATCCAATTACAGGAATTGTTACCATAAGCAAGCTTTGATGAGTATAAACCCAAGCACCTACATTTCTAGCTACTTTCTTAAATTTAGCCTTTCTTTCTTCTTGTTTTAGCCTTTTTGCCATCTCTTTATAGATATCGACCATTTCTATTTTTTCTTCTTTTTTTCTTAAAAACATATTCAAAAACTCCTTTCGATTTTATTCTCATAATAGATAATGTTTATACTGCGAATAAAAAAGAAGAGACTTTGCAGACTCCCCTATGAAATATTTGAATATTTTCTTTTGCTTTCTTCTAACATCATATACATTTCTGCTAGAGTTTTCTTTGTATTTTTTTCTAATATAATAGTCTCCTGTATATCATCTAGTGTTTTAATCATATTCTCTTTCATCGCTTTTCGACCTCTAAGATATGATTTTACATTAGAAACTATAACTGTACCTAATATTAAACCTGCGGTTCCAAATTTTAAAACTCTATTATCAAGCATGATACAATCTCCTTTTAATTAATATTCTTTCATAATAGAGTATGTTTTAGATGTGTATGATAAAAGCAAAATAAAGCTTGCTAAATAATTTAAGGAACAAAAAAGAGAGCTTGCTATAAGGCTCTCTTTAGTGCTTCTTTAAATTTTTCTTCTGAAATTGGTTGTAACGTATCTTCTCCAAAAATTATAAATAAAGCTATATAAGATGTCCGATATAAAAGTTTATTTTTTAAGTCTATAATATAATAACCATCTTCACCTTTCTCATTTTCATGTACTATATACCAATCGTTATATCTATAAAAATCGTCAAACTTCTTCCCTTTAATATCA